ACTGCTTGCTATTTAATTACTCGATATCATGCACAAAAAATTATCAATCTTCACGTTCGTGGTGATAAGTATAAGCTTGATAATGGAGTTAAACCAAGAGCAGTTGCGGATGATTTGATTTATAACTCAGGAAATACTTTTGCTATACCTTTATTTCTTTATAGAATTGAATTGGGATCTTCCATTCATACAGAGCATGTAGATGTATTTCACAAATCAAGTTATGAAGGATTGTGGCATTTTTGGAGAAATCAAGCAGTTGATATTTCTGATTGGAATGAAATATTTGATTATGATCCTTACTTTGGAACCCTTCCCCCAGGATGGGAAGGCAAGTAAGACTTGACACCCCTTTATATTTGCTATATAATTGTGTAATGTTTCGTAACAAAACGGAAAATGACTGTAACGACTAATGAGTTCGGGCAACAAAACATGTTTGCTAAAGAACCCAAGATGTACATCTCTGATGCCGATGCCATCAAGTATGGTATGATGACTCATAACGAACGAGCAGAACTTGCTAACGGTCGTTGGGCAATGCTTGGCATCATTGCTGGACTTGTATCTTATGCTATTACTGGACATCTCTTCTTTGGTGTAGTATGATGAGTGAAGCAATCTTTACCATCACAAGCATTGCCTTCTTTGTGCTTCTTGCACATTCTATTGATCAACTTTCAGAAACTTATTAAGGAGAACTAAAATGAAATTTGGATTTACACCTGAGGGAGAGATTTTAAACGGACGACTTGCTATGCTTGGATTCGTAATCGCAGTTGGAACATATCTCACAACTGGGCAGATTCTTCCTGGCGTGTTTTAAAACACTAACACAAATAGGTAATCATACTTATCCTCACTCTAAATAGGGTGAGGATTTTTTTATTTGGATGATTTATCATATTTTCCAAATTTATTTTTCAATTTTTGTTGTTGTTTTGTTAATAAAAACAGCATCATCTAAATAGGATAGTGTTACAAACGAGGTAAAATGACACTGGATCTTCATAACTTTTTTAAGTATTATGATGATGGTAATGCAAATCATGTAGCAGCAGTTCAATGGTTAGAGGATAACCTACCTGCTGAATTCCTTGATGATTCTGAAACCGAGTGGATAGGAATGTTTAGAACAAAACCGCCAACACCATCAGTATTGTCGGTTCCTTACTTTAATCAAGTAGACAACTACAGAGATGCTCACCGCACATGTAACTCTTCATCGTGTGCTATGTGCCTTGCGTTCCTAAAACCAGGAAGCATCAAAGGTGATGATGAGTATGTTAAGAAAGTATTTGCCATTGGTGACACAACTGATCACTCAGTTCAAACCAAAGTTCTACAAGGTTTTGGTGTTAAGTCACACTTTAGTTACAATCTTTCTTTCTCTGATATTGATAAGAGTTTGGATGCTGGTAAACCTGTTGTTATTGGTATTCTTCATAGGGGTTCTCTTTCTTCACCTACTGGTGGGCACATGTGTGTAATTATTGGTAAGACACCAGATGGTAAAGGATATTATGTTAACGATCCTTATGGTTCGTTAAATGATAACTATACTGGACCAGTAGAAAATGGTAAGAAGACCATTTACACCAAAGCAGTTCTTAAGCATCGTTGGTGCCCAGGTGGCAACGATGGTTGGGGTCGCATTTTCGATTGATACATAAGGAGAAAACTAATGGCACGTATCGACTTACACAACTTCTTCAAGTTTTATGACGAGAAGAACCCTAATCACATCAAAGCAGTTCAGTGGTTAGAAGATAATCTCCCGGTTAAGTATCTTGATGATACTGTAGATTGGGCGGAGATTTATAGAGGAAAAAGGGGTAATGCGACACCAGCATCTACATCAACTGCTGCCGCTCCTGTAGCAGGTGGTGATGATATGCCCATGACAGGTCTAAAACTCATTAAAGAGTTTGAAGGATGCCATCTCAAAGCATATCCAGATCCTCTCTCAGGTGGACTTCCAATCACCATAGGTTGGGGAACTACCCGTAAGAAGGATGGATCACCATTCCATATGGGTGATACCATCACTCAACAGGAAGCAGATGAGTTATTGATTACTCAATGTAAGAACCAGTTTCTTCCATCACTTCGTAAAATTCCACACTGGAATGAAATGTCTGACGGCAAAAGAGGAGCACTTCTCTCCTTTGCTTATAATCTTGGTGCTGGTTTTTATGGTGGTGATAATTTCAATACTATTACACGCACACTGAAGAATAAAGAATGGGACTTAGTTCCCGATGCGATTTACTTGTACAGAAATCCTGGATCTAATGTAGAAGCAGGACTTGCTCGTAGAAGAAAAGCAGAAGGTGAATCTTGGAAAAAAGGTTAACCTATTAAACTAACAAAAATGAACAACAAAAAGGAAAATGGTATGGGACAACTAATTCGTGTTGTGATTTTGAGTTGGTCTGCCGCACTACTTACCGCAAGTTATGCTGGTATGTTTGCTAAAATGGATCCCACATTCATTGCTACAGTATTTACTGCTTCTGCTGCTACTTTTGGTATTAATACAATGAAGAAAGGTGGTGATGATGAAGATGAAAAGAAGGAACTTCCAAGAACTGAGACAGTTGTAGAAGCACCTCCCGAACCACCTGTTTCAACAATTGACGAAACAACTGTATCTCTTGAAGAAAGAGTTGAAGCACTTGAGGAAGGACAAGTTCAACCTCGTACAACTGGTGCATAATGGCAAAATCATCAAACAAAGGCAAGAAAGATTCCAATGGTTCCAAACAGAATCAAGGGAATGCTACAGCAAAGAAAGCAAAGAATGGTGGCAAGAAAAAATGAGGACTTATGGCAAGAGAGTGGAACACTCCCAAACGTGAGTGTTGGAATAAACCAATACATCAAATTCTGAAAGCCATAGATAACCACACCCGTCTTCATTTGGAGACGGGTAATTTTTGGCATGAGGAACAGGCACAGATACTAAGAAAGTATGTTAAAGATTTAAAAGTTTTTATACACAAAGAGGAAGGAAGAGAATGACTGATTTTCCTTGGGGAGTTTGCATAATTCTCGGTTCTGGTTTAATTTTTACTTGTTATTGTATTTACTATATACTAAGAATGGCATATTTAGAGGAAAGGGAATGAAAGAACTATCACTAATTCTATCAGCACTCAGTTTAACTGTATCTTTAGGTTTAGCAGTTGGTGCTTATATAACCTACAAAAAAGCAGAAACGATTATCAATCACCCAGAAGACTTTGTAAGTTCCATCGTAGATAAAGTTGTGGAAGAACAAGTCGGCAAAGCATTTCAAAAATTACCCATTCCCAACCTAAATACTTCGAAGTTTAAGTTACCATTCTGATGGATAATAAGGATCCTTATATTTACAGAATCAAACAGATTTTAAAAGTAGTTGATGGTGATACGATTGACGCATCAATAGATTTGGGGTTTGATATTGCATTAGAAAAAAGAATTCGTCTTGCTGGTGTAGATACTCCCGAATCAAGAACGGCAGATGTTAATGAGAAAAAGTATGGGATTGAGTCAAAAGAATGGTTGAAGCATAAAATAGAAAATGCTAAGAACATTTTAATTAAAACTGAGCTTCCAGATAGTACTGAGAAGTATGGAAGAATTATTGGTCACCTATTCATTAATGACCAAACAAACTCACTTAATGAACAAATGATTGATGCTGGCATGGCCTGGTCTTACGATGGAGGTACAAAAAAGAAAAACTTTGCTGAATTAGATGCCAAACGTACCAGAAATTCCTGATATAAAAACAAATAGTATAGAAACACCAAGGGTGGAGGTTCCAGTTATTCGTAATTTGGAACCTCCACCTATTCTTATACCAATTAATAGAACACTTCCAAAACCTATTGTGGATGTTCCTATGGATGGTATTCCAAACTATGAACCTATTGATGCTCCTACAACTGAAGAGTTTAGGAAAATGGTAAATGCCCAACAAGAACCAAAGAAAGAAGAAGAAATACAAGATAAATCCAGAGGACTTCCAGACACTAAATCAATTACTGATACTTTAAAACAAGCACCAATTTCATTACCACCACAACAACAGAAGATTGATTCTTCAACACCAGAAATAGATGCTCCGACTATTAATGTTCCTTATATTGGACCAATTCCAGTCCCCTCTACACAAACGGTTGTATTATCTGGCACCACTGCTACTGCTAGTGTCGCTGCGGCTCTTATTGGCAAATCTTTGGTTGAACAGTTGGTAAAAGTTTTAAAACCTATTATTGAGCAAACTTTTGTTCGGGGGAAGCAATTGTTGAACCGAGATCTGACGCCTTACGAGACTCAGATGTTGTTTGCTTTGGAACTGGATAAGAAGACTTTGAAACTTTTGAAGAAGGAACAGAAGGCTGAGAAATTACGCCAGAGGCAGGAATTTGCTGAATCACGACGACATCCGCACATATCCTTGCGTAGGGAGAAGAAGGAATAAAGAAAATACCTGCTTTCTTTGCTTCTCCACATTTTAATAATCTTACAAGTTCAAAATCTAATCTCGCCTTATCTGTTTCTGCTCTTTGTCTAGCAGTCCAAGTATCTGCAGCAGTCTTACATCTTTCCTGTAATCCACCATCTAATGGAAATGAAAGAGTTGCTGACAGACCAAAGTTATTTGAGAATGTATCTTTTTGACCAGTTCTTTCTAATCCATTTATTCCTGTGGTTGGGTCATTATCAATATCCGCATATGCTTCAAAAGGTCTTGAACCACTTTTGGATGTGGTCATAAAGGGAGTAAGATTAAAGGTTGGTCCCTGACAACTTACTCCACCACCGTATGAATTGGTCACGTATGGACCTTGTAAGACTTGTACTGCTTGGTTTGTTACACTTCCTGTTGATGTTGCCTGAGGATTTGCAATTGCAGTTACAGGAGTATCCCCCTCTGCATACGCAGGGAGAACAAAGACACCTAGAGCAAGGATTGTTTGTAGGCATTTCATTTTATTGGGTAAATACTGACATTGAATCTGTGACAGATTGAATTGTCGTGGTTCTATTGACTGTTGTATCTTTAATCAATCCAGGACCCATATAAGTTTCTGAAAACTGAAATGGTTGTCCTTGATTTACAATAGAATATCCTGCTCCAAGAGTTGGAGTTCCTGGAATATTGATATTTGTTCCAGTAACTGTATAACTAAATCCAGTTTGGAAATCTTGTTGTCTAATTATCTCATTTACTGTTGTGGTGGATTCAGTATGAGAAGTTACAGTACCACTAGTAAAGTTTGGTGTGACTGGAGCTGCTAGGGATGGTAAAGAAAACCCTAGCAGACAAATGCCTGCTAGGATATGTTTCACTTGAATACGCTCAGTTCTACACTACGTTGACCAATAGCAGTGGTTCCAGCACCACCAGCAGTAAATGTGAGAGCACCAGTAGAGGTATTAATTGTACCTGCAAGAGTACCTTTATCACCTGCTGCCTGTGTGGTATTTTTACCATACAGAGTTGGTGATGTAATCGCACCATTAGATACTGTTTGTGATGAAACAGTGCTGTCTCCAACAGTTAGTGATTCTGCAAATGTGAATGCTTGACCATCATTATTAATAGCATAAGTACCAGCACTCATTGTTGCTGCTGCACTTGATGTACCACCAGTCAATCCACCTAATGCTGAAACTCCAATATTAGTTCCCGAAACTGCATAGGAACTACCAATTCTTTCTGTTTGTACCGCTGCACCCTGTACTGTTAATTGAACGGAATCAGTGATTGTTGATGTAATTTCACCTGCAAAAACAGGAGTCGTAAGGAATAACGAAAAGGCTAATAGAAGTCTTTTCATTGTTCTATTTTATAGGACTATTAGTATTTATGGATACTACTTTTCAAATTTGATTACTTATGGTATAGTATAAATAAGTCAAACTTATTAAATTTTTATGACTGAACAACAAGAACATCTTGCAAATCTTGTAAAGCAAGCACAAGACCTATCCCTTGAATTGGAAGGACTACAAAACAAGGGATAG